CGTTATACAATATTAATAAATAAATACATAACTAAACATTTAACCGCTTATTTAAAATGATTATAAATAATAACTTTATTTTTATTATATTTAAACTATATGAAAAAATTTACTATAAAAGAAAGCTTTTTAGGTAAAAAAATTATGGGTAAAAATATTGGTGTAATTAATTTAACACTTAATACAACTCAGAAAGATTTAAAAAAGCTTAATAACAACGGTTTTGAACACATTTTAGACGTAGTAATAGATGAGCCAAAAGAAGATAAATAAGATAAAGGGTTCTACTGTTAAGCCTAAAGCTGATCCAGTTACTACTCCTATCATTGATAAGGAGAAAGAGCCAAATCAGGATATATTACAAAATTGGATTCCATTTTTTCAAGATTCCAATAATATCTATGTAAATGATTTAGCTAAAAGGGCTAGACGTTCAAGTACTCATAGTTCTATAATTAATCAAAAGATAACTTTTGCATTAGGTAAAGAGTTTCTTTTTAAAGTAGATGGTGAGGAGAAAACTTTTGAGGAGTTAGATAATGGCTTTCAAGACTGGTTTATGGAGGTTAACCCTGAAGGAGATACGCTTAGAGATGTGTTTAAAGAGCTTATGCAGTCTTTTGTAATTACTGGTAATTGTTACCCTCATGTTAAAAAAGTAGGTGATTACACCGCTTTATATTGTGAGGATGCTACAACGGTAAGAAAGTCTAAGGATAAGAAAAGAGCATACATTTCTAACTTTTGGAGAGATATTTTAAACAGTAACGCTCCGAGTAGTCAATACCCAATTAATAGTAAGCTTACTTTTTACGATGGAAGTCAAAAAAGTGAGTACTTATTACACATAATGAGAAAGTACCCTGAGTTTAATTACTATGGTTTACCTGATTATGTAGGTGCTTTAAATTGGATTGATATAGAATATAGAATACCTAAATACAATATTGATAAATTTGATAACGGTTTTTTTCCTAGTGTATTAATGCAAATGTTTGGCGAAGTACCTGACGGTATGAATGCACAAGAATACGTTAATAAGATTAAAGATACTTATGTAGGTGAGGGAAAGAATGATAAGATATTAATTGAGTTATTAGATTCACCTGAGCAAGCAGCAGTAATACAACAGCTAGAAAATGAAAGAGAGGGTGAGTTTTTAACTTTATCTAATCTATCAGAAAAGGCTATTATTNTAGCTNNTNGANTTACTCCTGGTATTGCTGGTTTAGAAACAGCTGGAAAGTTAGGAAGTAACCAACAAGTAAAAGATGAGTACGACAAGTTTATGAACTCTGTAGTAATTCCTGATTATCAAGAGCCTTTATTAAGAGCTGTTAATAGAATTATCAAAAGAGAAACTAAATGGAATAATATAGAGATTAGTATTTTAAATGTAGCTCCAGTAGGTAACTCAGCTGGTTTAGATATTAATGCAGTTACAACTATTAATGAGGGTAGAGGTATGTTAGGTATGAATCCTTTAGAAGATAATAGAGGAGATTTATTTATTAATGAGAACTCTGTAGGGAATATAGAAACTACGGAAGATAAAGAGGAGGATAAAGATGGCATTTAATACTAATATAATGACCTCAACAGAGGTTAAGAATTTAGCGGTTGATGATTTAGCTTTTGATCAAACATACTTTGATAATTACATAATTACAAGTCAGCGTAAATATGTAAGAAGTGTATTAGGTAAAAAGTTTTACAATGAAATATTAACTCAGATTGAAACAACTACTTTAACNACTGATAACTCAACATTACTAGAAAGCTTTATTAAGCCCATGTTAGCTCATTACATAGTTTATGAGTGCTACTCAAAGGTACATACTCAGCTAACTAATCAGGGAGCTATGAGTAACGACACTGAGTTTACCGATCAAACTAAGAGTTTTGAATATTCACAAAGTAGAGATTTCTACATGAATAAAGCAGACTTTTGGAGAAAAGATATGGTTACTTATATTGATGAGGTAAAAGATAATAATAGTACTAAATACCCTTTATTTAACGAATGTGCAGATACTCCACAGGTTAATAAGAAAGGATTAATTTTTTATAGCTAATGGCAATATTACATAAAAACATAAGTGCAGAGGGTGATATACATAACCCTAAATGGTTTAGCGGTGCTAATAATGGAGATGTAGCATGGAGGAATGAGTTAGGGGTTTTAGAATCTACTGATGAGTTAGTTTTACCAGCAGCTTTAAATTTTGTAGATGGTAGTGCAGCACCACCAACTAGTAATAGTGGTGATATTTATGTGCTATCTAGTGGTGCAAGTGTTAATGCTGGATGGGGTACGGTTGCTTTAGGTGATTGGGTTAGATATGATGGTACTACTTGGAACGTAATTACACCGCAAAAAAGTAGTTTATGTTATAATGAAACTACAGATGCTTTAAACTCTTATGATGGCTCTGCATGGAGTGAGATAGGTGGTGGTACTGATGCCGATGCCGTACACGTTAATGTACCTAGTGAGATTAGTGGAATAACATCTAAAGCTACACCAACATCTAGTGATTTACTAATTATAGAGGATGTTGCTGATGGTAATAATAAGAAAAAAATAACTATAGGAGACTTACCCTCTAGTGGTGGTGCTACTGGTATTATAGGTATAGCTGACGCTTCAGGTTCTTACACATATTATAACACTTTTGCTTTAGCTCTTGCCGCTGCTTCAGGTGGTGATACAATCCAAATTTTTACAGATATTATTGAAACAAGTGATATAACGGTTACGTGTGTAAATAATGTTAATATTAATTTCAACGGGTTTACATACACTTTAAATACTTCAGGCAATTCAAACGCTTTCACATTAGGAGCTGGAGTTACAATGTCTATGTTTAATGGTAGGATTTTAAGAACAGGGGGTGCGGCTTCTTCAGTTACTAGGGTTGCTATTAGAGCTTCGGGCGCTGGAACTTTTAACGCCAATTCAATGACATTTGAAAATGATTTTGGCACAGGTGCGTACTTTGCAAGTTCAACAAGAAGCGTCATAGGGGGTAAATTTTACGGAGCAACNATNGGCTGTTATTTAGTTAGTGCTACACTAGATAATGCCTACGCTAGTGCAGGGTCTTCNTATGGGATGTACTTNGCAAGTGGCAGTTCAGTTAATAATTGTAATGCTTATTCTTTGAGTGGATATGGGATGTATAATAACGGAGGGAGCGCTAGAGACTGTAAAAGTGTCTCAAGCGGTAGTGTTGGTTTTTATCATAACGTAGGAAATAGCTACGGTTGTAAAGGTTATTCAAATGCGAATTACGGTGCTGTAATTGCTGGAAGTTCGGGTGATGTTTCCGATATATTTGGTTATTCTTCTGCTGGTTCGGGGGTTAATTTAGCTCGGTCTGCAAATAATATAGTGGGTGTTTCAACTTCTTCTTATGGTGTGAGGTATTCTTCAGGTAGTGGAAACCAAGTATTTTCAAATGTAACTGCAAGCTCAACATCTGCCTCTGCACTTTATATTTTAAAGAATACTGGTAAGGCTGAATTTAGTAATATAAATATCATTACAACTTGGAACGATGCAAACGCACACGCTGTGACAGTTTCGGGTAGTTCCAATAATATAAGCATAAGTCAAGGAACTTTAAGAGTTGAAAACAGTTCAGCAAATTGCATTTATTCTTCACTAGCTAAAAGTTTATATTTTGTTGGTTTAGCGTTCACCAATTCAACAACAGCTGTTAACGCAAACATAACTAACTTACAAAGTAACACGCCTGATGCGTTTGGTAATATATTAATAGGATAAATAAATTAAAATTTAAAATTATGAATAATAAGTTAAAACAGACAATCTTTCAAGTAGGTCAAGAAGGCGTTCCTAAAAGAATGATAGTTCAATATCTTAATGATAACGGAGAAGATGCTCAAACTATCAATAATTATGATAATTTAACAGAAAGTGAAAAATTAATTTTTGATTCTTTTTATCAGTTATCAGAAAGTAAAATGATATAATAATAAAATTTATTATATTTGTAAAATGAAGCTCACACTAATTAGAGATATTTATACAAGTAAAAGCACTATAGGTCGACTTTTTATTGATGGTGTTGAGTTCTGCTATACACTGGAGGATATTGCAAGACCAAAAGGAGTTAAAGTCTATGGAGAAACGGCTATACCTTGTGGTAAATACTCAGTTACTTTAAGCTACTCTAATAGGTTCAAAACATTAATGCCCTTAGTTTATAATAAACCCGATCTAACGGTAAAAGATGACAGCGGTATAAGTTTCTCAGGTATTAGAATACACTCAGGTAATACGGATAAAGATACTCATGGGTGTATATTACTAGGAAGAACTAAAAGCGAAAACTTTATAGGTCATTCAAAAACAACTTATAAAGAGCTGTTAAATATATTAGGAGATTTTGATATATTAGATCTTGAAATAATTAACGAAGTACAAAAGAAATGAAAAAAGTAATAGGATTAGTAGGAAATTGGTTAATGAGTTCTAAAGGTGCTAAAACGATCGTAGATGGTGTTGA